GCCTCGGCCTTTTATTTTATTAATTTTATTATATATTATATTATGGCAAAAAAACAAGAAACAAAAAAAGAGGTAGAAGTACCTGTTGTTGAAACACCAGTTGTTGAAACACCAAAACCTAAAAAAGTTGAACCTAAAAAACCTGAGTGGGAAATAAGAGATAGAATTTATTATTTAAAAGGTAATAAAAAACCTATATCTTATAGTATGAAAAGCTCTGGTATATATTATTTTGATAAAGAAAAAGGCTATGAAAGAGAGTTAAAGTATTGTCAAAATCAAATAACGCCTTTTGTAGACGAAATGAAAGGAGACCAAAGATTATCTCATATAATTTTTAGAGATGGTAGTTTGTTTGTTCCAAAAGAAAAAACAGTATTACAAAAACTTTTATCTATGTATCATCCACATAAAGATAAGTTGTTTTACGAGTATAATCCTGTACAAGAAGCTGCAGATGACATAGAAATATTAGAGCTTGAAGCTGACGCAATAGTTATAGCTAGAGATATGGACATAGATTTAGCAGAAGCTATTATGCGTGTAGAAAAAGGTTCTGAGGTATCTAAGATGAGTTCTAAAGAACTTAAAAGAGATTTGTTAGTATTTGCTAGAAATAATCCTGCTTTGTTCTTAGAATTAGCTTCTGATGATAATGTTCAACTTAGAAACTTTGGTATTAAAGCAACTGAGCTTGGTATTATTAAGTTAAGCTCTGATCAAAGAAAGTTTTTATGGGGATCTAATGATAGGCCTATAATGACGGTACCATTTGATGAGCATCCATACACTGCTTTAGCACATTGGTTTAAAACTGATGAAGGTATGGAAATATATTCAAACATAGAAAAACGATTAAATTAATCAAACTGTAGAGGTAGTCGCCCTACGGGGCGATTACAGCTACAAATAAAATATAATTATATGGAAAATAATAAATCAAGAGGACTAGGCGACTCAATAGAAAAATTTACAAAAGCAACTGGCATACACAGTTTAGCACAAGCAGGAGCAAGAGTATTAGGCAAAAAAGGTTGTGGCTGTGGCAAAAGAAGAGATGCTTTAAATAAAAAGTTTCCTTATAAAAAATAAAAAAATATGATTAGCGTAGATAGAGTATATCAAAAAGTTTTAGCAATATCAAACAAAGAACAAAGAGGTTATATAACTCCACAAGAGTTTAACTTGTTTGCTGCACAAGCTCAAATGGAAATATTTGAGCAATATTTTTATGATATAAATCAGTTTAATAGAGTGCCTGGTAATTCTCATGCTTACGCTGATATGTTAGAATTACTTGAGCAAAAAGTTAATCATTTTAAAGTTTACGAAGCAGAAGTACCTCATAATAATGGTGACGTAAACTATAACAACAATGAAGTTTATAGACTTGGCGAAGTTAAAGTTAGGTATGCACAAAACAATAATGAAGATTCAATTGCTGAAGAAATAAAAGTTGAAGAACATCAATTATATTTAGATAGCCCTTTAGCTAGACAAAGTGTTAAAAGACCTGTATATTGGCAAAGATCAACTGCTATTGGTGGTGAAGTGAGAATAAGAGTTTATCCAAATACTAATGTTGGTGACACTGTTTTACTTACTTACATTAGAAAACCAAATGATCCTAATTGGCCATATATGGTTACTACTACAGTGCCAGGTTCTACTACTGCGCTATATGATCCTACTTCACCGGCCTTACAACATTTTGAATTACACGGATCAGAAGAAACAGAGTTAGTTAATAGAATATTAAGTTATGCTGGTATTGCAATACAAAGGCCTGAAATAACTCAAAGTGCCGCAACTATTGAATTATCAAAAACTCAACAAGAAAAACAATAAATAAATGGGATTATTAGACAACGTTAATGAAAGCGAGTATTATGGTGGTAATGATTATGGTAACTATCAATTTACTTCTTTAGATAATATTATAACACAATTTCAAATTGCTTATGTTGGTGAAAATAAAATAATACCAAAAATAAAAAGAGCTGATATACAGTTTTTTGCAATGAGAGCTTTGCAAGAATTATCTTTTGATACTTTTAAATCAGTTAAATCAGAAGAAATAATAGTTCCAGCTAGTCTTCAAATGACTTTACCACAAGATTATGTTAACTATACTAAAGTTAGTTGGGTTGACACTGCTGGTATAAAACATATCATATATCCTACAAGCAAAACATCAAATCCTAAAAAATATCAAAAAGATGATAATAACGAATATTTTTTTGATTCTACTGGAAATAAAATATCTTCAGGTGAATTATTAAAAAACGGTAATTTTCATGGTGTTGTTGAACCTTGGATATTAAATGAAAATGAATTTGGTCATAACGCTAGTGGTACTGGTACGATACCTGGACCTGTGACTAGTTCGCAACCTGTGAGCACTGTAACTAATAGTATAGGTATAGAAGAACCAGAACAAGGTTGGTTTTATGGCTTCGACGGTAACGCTGTACGCGCTTATGAAGTTGCTCAGTTTCAAGCTTTTCGTCAACAAGGATTTACTTTAATACCAGGTGAAAAATATAAAGTAACTTTTACAATAAGTAATTATACTTCTGGAACTTTTGAGTTTTTACTTGCTAATAGTTTAGGTGGTATTTTAAATGGAATTGATAGAACTGCTAATGGTACTTATGAAGAAATAGTAACAATGCCTACTACTGGAAACTTTACTAATCCTAAATATTTGCCAAATCAAATATGGATAAGAAATAAAAGTACAACTTTTGGCAATGCTATTATTGATAGTGTTTCTATTGTAAAAGTTGGAGATGAAGAAAGTTCTACTACTTGGGAAAGTTACAAATCACATGATCCTAGTGAAAATAGTAATTATGATTATGAAGATTATGAAAATGATGTATACTGGCCCAACGAAGGAAGAAGATATGGTTTAGACCCTCAACACGCTCAAATAAATGGATCTTATTATATAGATGAATTAGCAGGAAAAATACATTTTAGCTCTAATATTTCTGGACAAACTGTGATATTAGATTATATAAGCGATGGTCTTGGCACAGATGCAGAAATGCAAGTACATAAACTTGCTGAAGAAGCAATGTATAAAAATATAGCTTATTCTATATTATCTACATCTTCTTTACCTATGCATCAACAGTTAGCTCCTAGATTTAAAAAAGAAAAATTTGCCGCTACAAGACAAGCAAAACTAAGACTATCAAATATTAAATTAGAAGAAATTACTCAAATATTACGAGGTAAGTCAAAACAAATTAAACATTAATTAAATGGCTGAATTAAAGCATAATTTTACTGCAGGTAAAATGAATCTAGATCTTGATGAAAGACTAGTACCTAATGGAGAATATAGAGAAGCAACTAATATTCAAGTTGCTACTTCAGAAAGCTCTAATCTTGGTACTGTTCAAAATTTACTAAGTAATTATAGATTACCACAAAACTTTAATTACAAATCTAGTTACATTTGTGTTGGTAGTATTGCTGATGAAAAAAATGATTCGTTATACTGGTTTATGGCTGCTTTAAATGATTGGACTCCTGATTATACTGTTGATGCTCTGAACGATCCTTTACCTGCAAGTTCTAGCGATCCAGGAAATTACAGCAAATTTAATTCTAAAGATTTAAGTGCTTGGTTTAAACCAGATGTTTTAAGTGATAAAATATTAAGGTATCGTAAAACTGAAGATCAAGTTAATCCTGTAGAAGTAGTTGTTAATGATATTAAAAAAGTTGCTGTAAACATCATAGCTGTAAATGATACTTTCATAAATGGTCCACAATATTATTTAGATTACGAATCAATACAAACCCTTCAGGTTGGTATGCAGCTAGAAACTATTAATATAGTAGATATAAACGGTCCAATTGTTAATAGTTTCGCTTATCTTAACGATGGTCCTTTTATTGAGACTATAGATTTTGTTACTGGTGGTATTACTTTAAGTGTTGATAATGTTCCTGGCTTTTTAAATCCAGTTTTGCCTAGTGGTTTTGGTATATGGACTGGAGGAAGAATAATATCTTTTGTTTTTAAAAGTGTTGGTGTAGGTGTTTTAAATTTTGATCCTACTAAAAATAATATAACTGGTATAAATATTATCGATGATATGTTATTTTGGACTGATAACCGTAACGAACCTAAAAAAATAAATATATCTGACTGCGTATTAGGTAGTCAAATAGAAACTTATACTAGATTAGTAAATCCAGAAAGAAACATAAACTTCTCAGATAATATACCACTTACGCTAGAGCACGTAACAGCAATAAGAAAAGCACCTACTAAAGCTCCAGCCTTAGAACTAAAAACAGGTAGAGATTACAGTAACTTACAAGACGGTGAGCATTATACAGGTGTTGTTACTATAACAAAGCCTTTAGCTGCAGGTATTCAAATAGATGACATATTAGAAACTACTTCTTTAGTTGATCCATACGACTTTAGTTCATTGTCAGTTGGTGATGTAATTAAAGTAAGAATAGATGAAGATTTATTTGGTAATACTGATTTTGAATTGTTATGGGGTAATCCAAACAACAAGCCTTTAGTTGTTTTAAAAGAGTTTGATAGTGATCCTGTCGCGCCTCCAGGTATTCCAATAACAGATTTTACAATAAAAGGTAGAGTTATAGATCTTATTAGTAGCGCTAGCACTAATGAGTTTATAAGTTCTGCAACTGATCCTATAGTTATAGAAATAGAAGTAACTAATATTAGCAAGTTTCCTCCAGGTGTAGTACCTGGTGAAACAACTAGAAAATACGCTATAGATTTATTTGATAATACTGAAAAGTTATTTGAGTTTAAATTTCCTAGATTTGCTACTAGGTATAAATATAAAGATGGTCAATATTCTTCTTTTTCACCTTTTACTCCAGTGGCTTTCGTTCCAGGTTCTTTTGATTATCATCCTAAAAAAGGTTATAATATTGGTATGACAAATAGAGTCAACGAAATTATAATTAGAAATTTTAGATTAAACGATATACCTTTAGATGTAGAAGAAATAGATATACTATATAAAGAAGAAGGCTCACCTAACATTTATTTATTAGACTCAATAAGTAATAGACAAGCTTCTTTTAACGAAGACAACTGGAACTTAAATGAGTATACAGTAACTGACGAAACTATAAACGCAACGATACCTTCAAACCAAATATTAAGACCTTACGATAATGTTCCTAAAAAAGCTTTAGCGCAAGAAGTTACAGGTAGTAGAATTGTATATGGTAATTATACTCAAGGTTATGATTTGTTAGTAAAAGATGGTGGCGAATTAAAGCCTTATGCTCCAGAGTTTACAACGTTTTTATATTCTAACTTTGATACTTTAGGTTTTAAAAACAACCAAAGTAATGCTGTTAGATCAATAAAGTCATTAAGAGAATATCAAGTAGGTGTTGTGTTTTTAGATGAGTATGGTAGAGAAACACCTGTAATATCAAATCCAAGTGGTACTTTTAAAATAGAAAAAGATAGATGTGGAGTTTCTAATAGATTAAGAGTAGGTTTTAAGTCTGGTTCTTTAGAGCCTAGAGGTATGAAGTTTTTTCAATTTTATATTAAAGAAACTTCTGGTGAGTATTACAACATGGCTATGTCTAGATGGTATGACGCTAGAGATGGTAACGTTTGGTTATCTTTTCCTTCAACTGATAGAAACAAAATAGATATAGATACTTTTTTAATACTTAAAAAACCTTCTTTAAAAAATAAACCTGTTCTTGATAAAGCTAGATTTAAAGTTATAGCTATAGAAAACGAAGCTCCAGACTATATAAAAACAGAAGTATTACAAATAAATAAAACCCAACACAAAAGTAATGCTTCTGGTTCTTCAAACGCTTTATTTGATACTACTATAACAATTAATAGTGATGTGCCTTTAAGCGGAAGAAACACATTTAAAGTAAACTATAAAAGATTTAAATCAAGTGCTGGTAGCGATTTAGTAGAAAAAGCTAAAAGTGGTGAATTATATATTTCTTTTGACAATGATAATTTAAGTGGTACTTCAGATAGATATAGAGTAACTTCTGTAACTACAGATTTAGATACAACAGCAACTGGATCAACAGCAGCACCGCAAGTTATGTCTGCTGAAGATGCTTCATATTATTTTCAGATAGAAACTGTTTTTGGAGATGACACTAATTTTATTTTTGACGATCCACTTTCTCCAACTGAAATAAAAACATTTACTAACTTAAATGTTTTTCTTTATAAAGTAAATAACAAGCCACAGTTTGACGGTAGGTTTTTTGTTAAAATACATAGAAACGATGTTTTCAATCAACATATTGTATTAGACCAAGAAGTTACTCAAGATAACTTTAGAATATCAAAAAGTATTGACGTTTACTCAATGCTAGGTGAAGACTTTCATCACACAACTCACTCTGCAAAAGCTACTGGTCATGGTTATGAGCTTGGAAGCCATCAGTTAGTTACAGCTAATCCAGGTATTTTAACTTCTCAAAACGCTTATAGTAAAAACTTTGGAAGATACGCTTGTTATTTTAGAAAATACAACTTTGGTAACGATAATCCTTCTAAAATAGAAAAATATAGCGCTGCCGCTCCACCTAGTACTCCGTTTGGACTTCCTACGGCAGGAATAACAAATGCTAATAACACTATAGCTGGTGTAGGTTATAACCCTGAAAACTGTAGATATAGATTTAATGTAGAAAATTTTAATCGTAGTAATTTTTATGATTTTGGTAACGGTATTGAAGGTTATAGCACGATACCAGGTACATTTGGTATTAGCGTTACAACTGCTCTTACTCTTGAGCAACATTGGTATGATGTTATAGCTAATGGTTTTAACCTTAGATCACAAAGTGCTTGGTGTGACGAATACTGGTGTTACACAGGTATATCAATGTTTGCTGCAGAATATAATGCTGGTGGTATTACTGGCATTACTATTCCTGCAGTAAATGACTTAAGCGTAACACAACAAAAAACTAGAGCTTATGTTACAGGCGAAGGTACCGCATCTGGAGTAGGTACGGGTGGACTCACTTATTTTTCAGGTCCATCTGATATTGACGCGCCAACATTTGGCGCGGATACTGGTATAGATATAGGTAATCCCGCTTTTAAAGAACACAATAGTTTACGTAGAGAAGAAGAAGTTTATTTTATAGATTACGGAAGATACGTAGGCGAGTGTGCAGGTGGTAGTGGTACTGATACTGAACATGATTGGACTCAAGTGCCGTATAATCCAGCAATAAACGACAGTGCTCCAACGAACGGTAGTGGTATCTATAGCGGTAGTGCTAATGATGATAATCTTAGAAAGTTTAACATGCACTTAACTCTTGGTCCAATAGTTCACGGAGATAAAAAATACGATCCAACTGGGACTGACTCTGTAGCAGAAAACGTATGGAACATAGGAGACGAAGAAGATGGTAATCCATATTACGGTGATACTGAAACTAAAGATTTGTTTAATGAGTTTATTCCTGGCGCTAAATGGAGATGGCTTGAAGATCCTAACCAAGTTGTTTTTACAGTTGGTTATAATGGTGTTAGGCATTCAAGAAGATTAAGGTATTATGGCGGTACTACGGTAGGTGAAAATGGTTTTGATTTTTCTAGATATGCAAATGCTCCTGGTGGTGCACCTAGCCCTTCAACTGTTAATTCTTTTTGCACTTTTGCTGGACATCTTTCACCTAATTTTAACAAAACTTGGAAACTAACAAATCTTCATAGTGAAGTAATGGGATGGATTCCTGCTGCTGGTCCAAATACAGGTCTTTCTAATAAAGTAGGACCAATAGCAAATGGCTTATCATGTACAGTTACAACTATTGCTTCTGGACAAGTTGTAAACAATACGTCTAGTATTGATGATTATCATATTATTGTTACAGAAGCTTCTTTTGAAAGTGCGGCTTCAAATGGCACGCCTATGAATATAGTTCCTGGTATGATTATAACAAAACATGATACTACAGATTTAGGTGGTTACAGTAATTATAACGGTACAGCTATAACAAATCCTTATCTAGCTATAAGAAAAATAGAACAAAGAGTAGATGGTAATTATAAGTTGTTTTTAACAGGTTATTTAGAAGCTTTAGATATTACTCATTGTTTTGATCCAGGTGCTAATAAAACAATACACATAGCTCAAGCAACAATGAACGGTTATAGTCCAAACTCAGTTGTTAGAATTAGTTTACAAAAAGCACACACTGGGTATGGCGCTTACACAGACTCTATTGGTGGTAATGTTTCAGTGCCACACGTAGAAACTTTACTATATCCTGTAGGTTATACTTTACAATTTGTTGAACCTTTTGCAGAAGGTATAGATTTTCCAGAAAATCCAGCAATATGGGAAACAGAACCAAAAGACACTACAGATTTAGATGTTTATTATGCTGCTAGTGATGTTTTACCTCTGAGGTTAGATTCTGAAAATCTTAGAACTTTATTACAACTAAATACTGGAGACGAAAGACATATACCTATGGGTGGTTTATTAGGTTGTACGATAAGACAAAACCAAAATTGGTTTGTTACAACAACAGTCCAAGCGCAAGCTGCAATACCAATAAATACAGAAATTTTAGCTATAGAAAACGACACTATATGGGTAGATCATACTTTTCCATCAAATTTAACTACTTACTTTAATCCTAATACATCTTCAAATTATATATCTTCTAAATATAGAAAAATAGATATATTTTTACCTGATGGTTCTATTGTAACAATGAAAGTAGATCATTTAATACCTGACAGTAACGGTGATTTAAGAGGTTTAAGAATAAGACCTGGCGCTTATCAAGGTGAGTATACTTTAAACTGGTATAATTGTTATTCTTTTTTAAACGGGGTTGAATCTAATAGAATTAGAGATAGCTTTAATTTACCTTTTTTAGGTAACGGTGTGCAAGTTTCTACTACTGTTGAAACAGAAGCCTATAAAGAAGAACATAGAAAATATGGTTTGATATTTTCAGGGATATACAACTCTGTATCAAACGTAAACGAATTAAATCAGTTTATAGCTGCAGAAAAAATAACAAAGGATATAAATCCAACTTATGGTAGTATACAAAAATTATTCTCAAGAAACACTGATTTAGTAACGCTTTGTGAAGATAAAGTTTTAAAAATACTAGCAAATAAAGACGCTGTATTTAACGCTGATGGCAACCCACAATTAACAGCTAATATAAACGTTTTAGGTCAAACTATACCTTTTGTAGGTGAATATGGTATATCTAAAAACCCAGAGTCATTTGCTTCAGAGTCTTATAGAGCTTATTTCACTGATAAACAAAGAGGTGCTGTAATTAGATTATCAAAAGATGGTTTAACACCTATATCTGATCATGGTATGAAAGACTGGTTTAGAGACAATTTAAGATTAGGTGATAAAATAATAGGTAGCTACGATGATAAAAAAGGAGAGTATAATGTAGCTTTAAAAAGTAAAATAATTAGTATAGACAGTGATACAGATATATACAATAATACTTTTCGAGGCAACTATGTGGTTTCATTTAAAGAAAACGTAAAAGGTTGGGTTAGTTTTAAATCTTTTACAAGAATAGAAAGTGGAGTTAGTATGGCTAATGATTATTATAGTTTTTGGCAAGGTGATATATACGAGCATCACTCAGAGCTAGAAACGCCAAAATACAATACTTTTTATGGTAATTCTACTAGTTCTAGAATAACAGTTTTATTTAACGAAGATCCTGGAGTTGTTAAAAGTTTTAAAGCATTAAACTACGAAGGTTCACAAGCAAAAATCAGTAGACCTAGAGATGCTGATACTGGAGACTTTGTTGATGATGGTCAGTATTATAACTTTGAAGATTTAAACGGTTGGTATACTTATAACATGTTTACAGACATGCAAAGAGGAGGATCTGTTGAGTTTATTAAAAAAGAAAACAAATGGTTTAACTATGTAAAAGGTTTATGTGCTCCAATTGGAAAATCAACTTTGTTGAATTTTGAAGAAAGCGCATTTAATTATCAAGGTATTGGAAAAATAAGAAGTAACACTTTACGTACAACAGGAGGTGGTGTAACTCCAGCTTTGTAAAATAAAAAATAAATATGTCTAGTAAAATAATTAAAAGTTTTAAAATAGATACTACTAACATAAGAGCTAGTGGTGAAGACAGATATTTTACAGTTATTGGTGACGATAGCGCTGTTTTTACTATTGAAGTTTTAAATGAAGACGGCCACTATTATGACTTTTATAATAAAATATTTTCAGCAACTAGAGCTTCTTTAGAAAAACAAACTATATACAATGGTTATTATACTAATAGTATTAGTTTTCCTAGAGTAACAGATGATGATCAGTATAAAATACTACTTTATGCAGAACCTACTTATAATACTAAGCATACAATATATAAAGAGGAAAGAGATTTAAATCTTGTTATAGATGTAAATAAAAGCACAGGTTCTGATTCTTTAATGTTAACTAAAGTCATAGATCAATTTTTAGATATTAAATTAACGTTAACAGCAACTAGTATTAATTCTGCTACAGCTTTTAGTGGCATGTCAGTTACTGATACAGAAATAGATTTAGTTTCTTTAAAACCAGGTAGAAAAATACCTTTTACTATAGTTGGTACTTTAGGTGCTACGCGTAACGTTTCAATAGACAGGCAACCATCAAAAAATGATATTGCTACTTTTACTCAAAGAACTATTGGCTCAGCGGCAATACCTATACAAGGAGAAGACATAAGTAGTTCTACTTATTACAAATGGCCTATTGATAATATTGTTGGTTTAAAAGAAGGTATGAAAGCTTTAGGTACCAATGTAACAACCAGTACTAATATAAGATCTTATTATTCTGATTTTGTAACAGAATACAGACCTCCAGACGTAGTAACTCCACGTCAACAAACAACTTCTGTAAAAGCTATAACGCCAAGACCTTCTCTTTACAGCATTAATCCTGTAACAGAACAACGATCTAATTTAAGAACAATGGTTAGTTCTCGTTCTAATATAAAAGAAACTCCAAGAGAGGATTTTGTAACACAAGATATTGTTAGGCAAACATATTACGAAGTTTATGAAGAAGCTGTACAGCGAAACGGTACTATCACTTACACTAATGGAATACCAACTAGCGCTGCAGGTAACATTGTTTTTAGCCAAAAACAAGCAGACGCTTTAAAAGACGATACAATAAAAATACTTGGTTATGGTGTGCAAAACATTAAATCTTTATCTAACTACGATTTAGATTTTACAGATTTAAAAGTAGAACTAACTCCTGTTACTACTACTACTACTGCTAGTACTATAGGCGCGTCTAGCACAAGTGTTCAAATAACAGAAACAGCAGGTATAAGAGACGGTAATATTAGTACTGTTACTGGTATAGGTATTGATACTTCTTCGTCTATACCAACAGTTGCTAGTGGAGCCGGCGCCGTTAATGGTCCAGGTACAATAGTCCTTAGCGCAGCTCAAGAATTAGAAGACGGTATAACTTTAACGTTTGGTAATACTAGTAGAATATTTACAATAACAGGTAACGTTGAAATAAAACAAGCAGGTTTAAGCGATCAAACGATAAGATTTGACGTTGATAAATTTTTAACAGCAGAATAAAATAAACATGGCACTACTATCAACACAAGCTACATACGATTTAAATTACGTATCAGATTCACATACACAAAACGCAAGTAACATTTCTGCAAAAGTAGGAGATAAACTATACAAGTATTGTCTTACTAGCTTTGCTATGGGTTCTGGCAATATGACAGATGATCCTGAAGAGTTAGGCATTATAACTCGTATTCGTGTAGTAGTAAACAGCCAAGGTCAACAAGTTTTACGTATTGGATTTAATTATACTTCTGTTGGTCTTACTTTAGTAGATATACCAGGCAGCACAAGTTACACTGGTAGTAGCGCTTGTGATAATATGTTTTTATCATTTAAAAAAGACTGTGGCATAAATATATCTAGTTTAGCAGGTTACTATGCTTCTGTTACATTTGTTAATGACGATTATAATCACTCAAACGAATTGTTTGCGATAGGTGCTCAAGTAGGGTTTAGTAGTAAATAAAGTATAAAAACTGTAACTATATTAAAACAAATATTAACTAAAAAAAATAAAATATGCCATTTCCAATAGCAGCAGCAGCAATTATAGCTGGAGGAGCCGTAATAGGAGCTGGAATTAGCTACTTTGGTCAAAGATCAATGCAACGTGCTAACGCTCGTTTAACTAGAGAACAATTGGCTTTTCAAAAAGAACAACAAGCAAAGCTTGATGCTCAAAGAGCTGAATACGAAGCAATGGAGTTTACAAACCCTTATGCTAATATGGAAAATCCTTTTGAAGATTTAACTGTAAACCAGCAGCAAGCACAATTTCAAGCTCAGTTAGGCGCTCAGCAGCGAGCAGATATACTACAAGGATTAAGAGGTGCAGCAGGAACAAGTGGTGTAGCTGGTTTAGCTCAGTCTTTAGCTAATCAACAACAAAGACAAGCACAGCAAATATCTGCTAGTATAGGACAACAAGAAGCTAGAAACCAACTATTAGCCGCAAAAGGTGCAGCAGCAGCTGACATAGCAGAAAGAGGTGGCGAAGCTATGGTTCAACAAGCTGAAATGTCTAGGCAAGCAACTTTACTTGGAGTTGAATATGGTCAAGCTGCAGGTGCAAATGCGGCTGTACAACAGGCATATGCTAATCAAATGCAAGGCAATGCTATAGGTCAACAAATGTTATCAGATAGAATAGGTATGATAACTAATGCTGTTGGTACCATGGCACAAATGGGTATGTTTGATAATATTGGAACCGGTGGAAGTTTAACAGTTAACCAGCAGCAAGCCATGCAAGTTCCTAGTGGAACTAGTGCTAGCGGGGCTCCTTTAACAGTTCCAGTATTAACCCCGACTGGCGCTGAATTAAATATATCTGGAGCTGGTTTAACTGATTATTATAATTTTAATATAAATAGATAATATGGCAAATAGTTTAATAGGAAAAGCAGATAGTACAATTGTAAGTGCAGCTTATAAGTCTGCAATGGCTAATGTACCTAAAGATAATTTAGAAACACTAAAAATACAACAAGGTGCATATAAGTCTTTGTTAAATACTGTTGAAGGCGTATTTACTGCCGCAAAAGAACAACATGAAGCTGATAACTTAGAACTAAAAGGTTATTTACAAACTCTTGAAGATGAGGTTGCTGGTGGTACGCATAAAAGTGTTATACAAGATAAAATAGTAGATGATTTAGATCTTTTTAGACAAGAGTATAAAAAAATACCAAAAGGTACAAAAGGTGAAAAACAAAGATTAGAGTGGAGATCTAAAGTTGGTAGGTATGCTAACGGTTTAAAAAATGAATCTGAAGACTTAACAACTATATCTGATTATTATTTAAATAATGGTGTTAATATACATGCTAGTGGTGAAACAGGTAATATAGAGTTTATGAAAGCTATTGCCAAATACAGAAAAGGTGATAAAGATCATGGGCTTGTAAGAAATACAGATACAGATGGTAATATTACTTTTACTTTAAACGGTGTAACCAAAACTTTACCAGAAATAGTTGAAGGCGTTGTGCCAAAAGATACAAATGTAGAAGCTGCAGAGTTAAATATACAAGAAAAATTAACTAAACAAGGTTTACTAGGCGTTGGCGATATTGATAAAAACTTTATATATGACAGTATATCACCAACATTAACTACTAAAAACGCTTATCTTGATTTTGTTTATAAATCTAGAGGTAAAGATGGTAGGTCTATAGCTCAAGAAATACAATCATTAGATGGTCAATATACAGATGTTATATTTAAAGTTTTAAACGACAAAGGTATATTACAACAACTTGACAAAGGTAATGACGGTTTAGATAGATCAGATTTTGATGCAAAAAGTTATAAAGCTGTAGCTGATCATATATTAAAAGGTAATAACTTTGATATGTCAAAGTCTATAGCTTTAGATATATATAGCGAAACTGTTGGAAAACAAGCGCTTAATAGAGGTTTAAACGCTTATAATATAAAACAAGCAGATTTAGAAAGAAGAAATAAACCACCTACTGAAGAAGATAAAGACAAATATTTTTCTGCAAATCAAAAGTTTTATGGGCCAAAAACAGATGATGACACAAGAAGTACAGTTTTAGGAAGTCAACTTAATAAAATAATAGATGATTTAGATAGTGGTGTTATAACTATAGATGGTAAACAATATAATCAAAGTAATAATGATAATAGTTGGGTTTCAGATGATGGTGATGTAAAATCAGGTGATGATGTATTAGAGTATTATGATGGTCAACTTAATATTACAATGGGTTGGTACAACGATAAACGTTTTGCTAGATTTAGAGGAACTGGCTTAGGTGGTGAAAGAACAGAACAAAATCAACTTGTAACTACAAAAAAACTACAAGAAGAAGTAAATACCGGTATTGAAGAAGTAGCTTTTAATCGAGGCGCTAGAGCTAACGATGTTGTAAATAAAATAAATGAAATTTTAGGTGAAAAAAGTGCAACAGTAAGTGGTCAAACAATTACTTTTAATGGTAAAAAGTATATATTAGGTGACTTTGGAGGATTTGGTTTAGGAGCACCGCCACAAGTAGAAACTCCAACAAATAAAGATAGAAGAGATCGTTATACTAAAGAATTAGAAAGACTTATACAAGATTTACAAAACTCTATGAAAAATAAATCAAAACCAAAATTACCTCAAGATTAAAAATAAAAAATAAAATATAACATGTTTGAATATAATGGTTTCCAATACACTGTAGACGAGGTTAGAAAAGCTGCTAGTAAGTTAGGTATTTCTCTTGAAGATTATTTAGCTAAAAATACTAGTATAAAACCTATAAGTGTGGAAAAGCAAACTGGCTCGACGGAAGACCCGACGATGAGCCAAGAAAATATGGGGTCACAATTGGGCGATGGTTCTTCGGATTCAGTAAGTTGGTTTGATCAAACTTGGTTTGGTAGAGGTTTTAAAGCCGCTAGTACTACTGGTGAAGCTACAGATTTAATGGTTCAAGACTTTTCTAATGTAGATATTGAAACAATACAAGCTTTTATTATAGCAAAAGAAAATGAAGCTAAAAACTACGCGCCATCTGAAAGTATGCAAAAGTTTCAAAAGAAATACAAAGAAGAAGGTGAAACTTGGAGCGCTTTTTTTAGAGGTGTTAGAGAACAACCTGGTTTATTACCAGAACTTTTTGTACAGTCATTAGGTACTCAAATAGGTACTTTAGCAGATGCGCCAAGCACTACTTTAGCAGCTGCTGGTACTGGTGCTGCAGCTGGTGCTTTAGCTGGTCCTGCTGGTGCTTTAGCTGGTGCTTTTGGTGGTTTAGCCACGTCAATGGAAGCAGCGTTAACTTTTGGTGAGTTAATAGAAACTAGACTAAAAGAAAAAAACTTAGAGTTTACTGATGAAAATGTAATGGATTTATTAGAAGAAGAAGGTG